CAAGCATTTCTCTTTACCGGAAACGGCGCTCTCGCGGCAAGACACAAAGCGCGGCGCGTGTCAATGGCGGGGCGTCGAGTTTTGCGCTTGACAGTGGCGGCGGTTGGTGGGTGGTTGGCGTGAGGTGCGGAGAGAGCGGCACAAGCGGAAAGGCCTCCCGCTTGGGGAGGCCTATCCTACGGAGCTCTGGCTTTGGGTCTTTGGTCTGTCAGCGTCGGGCTTGCGCCCTCTGGGAGTTGGCCATCACGTTGTCGCTCAGTCCGTAGCTGCAATATGGACGCTCCCGCTCAGGTTGTCAAGCCGTATTTTGCTCGCCAGCACATTTTCCTGCACGCCTCAAATCACAACATTGTGAGAGAGTGTCAAGCATTCTACTTGACACCATTCGCCGCGTTCGCGTAGTGTGAGAGCGGGCGCAAGGTGCGCCTTGAAGGACCCTGCTCTGCTACTCCTGCCTTGGCAAGGCGACCATTGCGAACGGACCCGGGATACTCGCGTACGGTGCCTAGTAGCGGCCAAGCTTTAGCCGACGAAAGTCGAGTAAGCCTCTGGACCCTTAGCCTCGTTAGAGCGGAGCGGCGGAAGGAACGGCGCGTCTGCGATTTCGGAGGTGAAACCTAATCCCTAACAATGGAGAATTGTCATGTCATGGAAAGCTGAGGTTATCGCGGACAGCAGCGGCAAGTTCTGCGGCAACGGTCTACGCTTCGCAACGAAAGGCGAGGCTGAGCGGTATGCCAAAGACCTCATGTATCGCTGGACGTTGGTTCGCGAATGGCGCGTTGTTGAAAGCGACGAGCCGGTTAACGAACCCGCGGTAACCTGACGTTCCGACACTGCACCGCCGAAAGGCGGTGCAGCACGGAACGCCTAATCCCTAGACGTTCCCATAGTGGAGCAACGACAATGGAAATGATCCGAAACAACACGGTCTATTCAAACACCGCGCGCTTTGACGGTACGGCACGTGCTTTGACAGAAGACGAGATGCGCGCGCGCGCGCCTTCCATCTTCGCCACTACGGCGCACGCGTCGCGGAGCGAACGGTTTCAGCCGATCCCGACTATCGACGTTATCCGCGGCCTGTCTCGTGAAGGCTTTATGCCCGTTGCGGTCAAGCAGTGCGGTTCGCGCGATCCCGACAAACTGGACTTTACGAAGCATATGATCAGATTGCGCCGTCTTGATGATGTGGCCAAGTATCAGACAGGCGACACCATCGCGGAAGTAGTCTTGAAGAACGCAAACGACGGTTCCGCCGCTTACGATATCCTGGCTGGATTGTTTAAGATCCTGTGCCTCAATTCGTTGGTCGCACAAACCGACATGATGGAAAGCTTACGCGTGCGCCACAGTGGCGACGTTGGGCACAAGGTCATAGAGGGGACGTATCGCGTTCTAGATACGGCGGTCGCCGCATTGGAGGCGCCGCGCGAATGGAGCACGATCAATCTTGATCGTGATGAACAGATGGCCTTTGCAGAGGCAGCGCACATTGCGCGCTTTGCCGATGCCGAGGGCAAAGTCGAAACCGCCGTTCAACCCAAGCAGCTGCTAATCCCGCGGCGGCATGCCGATGTTGCGCCCAATCTCTGGAACACGTTCAACGTGGTTCAAGAGAACTCAATCAAAGGCGGACTGACTGCGATGGGTCGCGACGCGAACAATCGGCCGCGCCGATCTACCACGCGGCCGGTTAACGGCATCGATCAAGATGTAAAGCTCAACAAGGCCTTGTTTACCTTGGCTGCGAAAATGGCCGAATTGAAGAAGTGACGTTTCGACACTGGCCGCGCAATGCGCGGCCAGCACGAAGCGCCAACGCTTCAAACCCTGATAATGGAGCAATGAACATGACTGATAACCCGCGCGTGAGGGCGCACCATCTATGCCCGTTCTGCAACGGACCTAAGGACCGCGGCTTGGTCGCATGCTGGCCATGCTTCCGAACCTGCGGCTTGAAGTATTGTGAGCCGGCCGCAGAGCGAAAGCTGGCGGACCGCGAACGCGAGTTGAGCGGCATCCACACCGTTCCGATTGCCGGTCGGCCGGTGACTGTGGCGATCGCGCCTGACAATCCCGACGCGACGATCGATGCTACCGTTTTTCTCGTCTCGGTTTGGCTTGGCGAAATGCTAGACCGCCGCGAGATCGACGCCGGCTCGTTCAACGCCATGGTGCAAGAACTGTCCGCTTGGGCGACCATGGCGCGGGCAAGACCGGCCGCGGCGGGGAGCAACTGACATGGTGCGGACAACACGCGCTCAACGCGTCGCGCTGTTCCGGATCTGGCAACGCGATAACCCTGGCTGGATCAGTCCGGGCAATGACGGTTATGCCAAGGTCCCGACGGATCAGTATCGCGCCTTCCGGCGAACGGTGCGGCCGTTCTTCGGTGGCAATTGCGTCATGGTCCCACGATGGGGCATGTGGCTTGGGATCGAAACCGACGGTTACACTCACTCATGATGCTATTCATCATCATCGTTTGCGGTACGGCGCTAGGCGTTGCCTTAGCGCCGTACACGCTGCGGATTGCGGGCATCATTTTGCTTGCCGCGGCTTACATCATCGCATGGCTGATACCGATTGGCCTGTTTCTAGGTTTCGTCATCCTGCTATATCGCAGCGCGAACCCTTAGCGTTCCCGGCCGGCCGACGGCAATCCGGCCGGCCTCCACACGCCGCGCCGCGGCGGCCCGCGGCCACGAGGAAAAAAATAAAAAATTATTGTGCAAAAAAAATTATTTCTCTTGACAGCAAAAAAATTTTCTTTGGCAATTTGCATGTAAGCTAGTCGTCTTTACAACCCTGACAGTGGAGAAAAAAAATGTCTGCTTGGTTATGCTCTGAAAATCACATCAATCTGCTTGCCGCGTATTCCGAAGATCCGGAAACGCTGTTCAAGCTGCTGGTGGCGGAGAACATCCGCAGCCTGGAGGCTCGCTATCCCGGCCGCGACTTTCTGGAGGAGTGGAAGGAAGAGGCGGCGGCGTACAAGTTCAAGCCGACGGAGCGCGACGGCGATGCAACGCTGGTCGTTAAGTGTTGCGATTGCTTCAACTACCAAGCTTGCGAAACGGACGATTACGACGAGACCGAGGCGGCGCGCTATGTCAACACGGTACGCGCTGCGGCGCTTGCGGCCGGTGGCAAGCGCGGCGGTGCCAAATACGACGCGCTGCCTTGGGGCATCGACTAACCTAAACCCTTACCCACAGTGGAGAACAAAAATGTCTAGCATGAAATCGAGGAAGGCCGCGATTGCCCGTTGCGCTCGCGCGGTCACAGGCTTTGCAATTCCGCTGCTCACCATTCCCTCAGTGACCACATTGCTGGAGGAAGCCATCGAGGCGGGCAAGACGGACGAGGAATTGAAAGCCATCGCCCGCGCATATCCCGGCATTGTGGAGACCAAGCGGTGAAACGCGCCGCTGTTTGCGTGGCTGCGCTGCTCATGTCGAGCAGCGCACACGCGCTCACCGTCACGATCACCTGCGACACCAAACTGGACGCGCCGAAAAGTTACGTCGGAGAACACGGCGACTTGCTGGCCGCGATGACCGAGGCGATCGTTGCGGCGGATAAGGATGGTTGGGCCGGTACGGGCGGATGCTATACCGTCACGGTGTGGCCTAAGCTGCACGGCGTCTATGGATGTAGTACGCATGGGGCTTGCCCCCCGAAACAGTAGGAGGCGATCAAGTGGCCTTCCGGATGTACTACCGGATACTGGGCAATCATGTTCATTGTCGGCTGTTTGCCGGCAATGGACCAACGCTCGGCAAGTGTGGACTGCTCGTCTTTTCGGTCGAGGAGTTTTTCATCTTCAAGAACGCTGCGACGTTCATCGAGTATAGGAACGAAGATAACCGCGAACTAACAGCGCGGGCGAATTGGACTGAAACCAAGTGAGAGGAGAGACCAATGGCAGATGTTCAGAGCATTAGCGTGTTCGATGTGGAGCGCATTACGATCAGCAAAAACGAGAGAGACGGCCACCGATGGGTTAGCATCGACCTAGGCGGCGGCTCGTCCATTGCCGTGTTCAAGAGCGCGCAGTCGGAAGATTGGCCCGAGGTCGTGATCCAAAAGACGGCAGTAGAGCGCGCCGTTGAATATACCGAAGGAATGGCCAAGGAGGCCCATCCGCTCAACGCGTGGTTAAGATAAGAGGCGGGCCATTAGGGACGGTTGACGGACAGCCGAAAAGCCAGCGAGCGCCCCGCCTCGCCGCGCAAGCGGTACAGACTGCGCTCGCTGGCATCCGCCCCACGGTTTGGGCAAAAAAGTGTAAAGTGGAACACTTGACAAAAAAATAACAAAAAAAATCCAGCCGCCGCGATTTCAAAAAAAAATAAAAAAAATAAAAAAATATCGAATTAGGTCAATAGTGGAGACGTATCATGGTAAAGCATTGGAAATTTGAAGCCGGCGGCCTGACCGCCGATGGCGTGGCGTGGCATACGAGCGGCGAGATCGAAGCCGTCGTCACCGAAGTATGGGAGCGTGTGATGGTGCATAGCTTCCACGCGCTGACGAACGGCAAGGCAATCTACGGCAAACCGGGCGTGGCGTGCAAGGGACCGTATGAAATCAAGAAGGTAGTAGTGGAGCAAATCGATGGACACCAAAGATAACGACGAAGTGGACGCGAGCACGTGGGGCGAATGGGCCATGGTCGGTTACAACAACGCCAAACGCCGAGCGGTCGTCTCCTACAGTCGGAGGTTTGAGGCGCTTGATTTGGACAAGCGGCTGCATCTGATGCAGGCGTGGATCGACAAGCTTTGCGCCGAGTACGATCGCATGGTGGATCAACCGGGAGAGAGCAGCGATGAAAACGACGATGACGAAGCTTGACGAAGTAGAGTGGGTGACGGATGTGCTGTCGCATCTCAGGAACGTCTGCAATGCCAAGGCGCACCAGCGGCAGGACAAGGCCGAGCTGGCCGCGGCGCGGCTGTTGGCGGTGCTCGACTGCGAGGCCATCATCAACCCGCTGCGGCGGGATCTGATTGAGGCGGCCGAGATCGAAAAGGAAGATTGATGCCGAAGTTGGTTCTCACGCGTAAGCGACTGCATACGATGTTGGAAGGAAAGCTGATGTTTACCGAGGCCGAGGCTTGGAGGCTTGCGCGAGAGATGGCGAAGGAAGTACCGGAATTGCGCGGCAAGGAACGGATCGTTGTCGCGGAGATCCGGCGCAGCTTCGCGGAGTTGGTGATCAGCACCAACCCCGAGGAGGCATTTATGGCGGCAGTGAAGCGGATCGCCGAGCGGGTGGTGCGCGGCGAATGAAAATGCCGCCGGCTACAGGTGAGAGAGCAGCGGCCGGCGGCACAGTCTGATAGTGGAGAAGCTGACCCGGGAGGTCAGCCCAAGTGCAATATAGCAACCGTGAGAGGAGATGCAAATGACCAAGCCAACGATAGCGGCGCGTCGCGCTAAGTATAGGCGCGATAAAGCGGCATTGGCGAGAGCCGCCGCGTTGGGCGCCGATACCCCGGCAACGCCAACGTCCGAAGAGCAGCTGGTCGTGGTGCCGGATCGCGTCTTTCAAAATCTGGGCCGGATCGCCACCGCGCTGGAGGATATCGCCACTTTCATGCGGGTGATGACCTCGCCGCCCGGCGCGGCGACGCCCACCGCCGAGGTCCCGTTGCAAACGTACATGTCCGGGCAGTGGCGTAGACGAGACGGCGATATTTACGATAGGGTGGCGGAACCGGGTTCCCCAAACGCGGGGGCTACAATGGCGGACGAGATGTTTGGGACCGCTCATGACGCTCCGGAGAAGCAAGAATGAATAAGACCGATGCGGCCGAGCGGTTGTTTTGGCTCGCGGCAGTTATTTTGCTGCTGGCAACAGCCGCTGCGCTGGCGGTATCAGCTGCTGCGTTGGCTCAAGAGCCGACCGAGGCGCGCAAGAGTTGGGCGCTCAAGCGAGCCTACCAGATCAACGACTACAGCATGGTGGGCTGGGGCTCTATCGACCTCAGCAACGAGCAACCGGACGCGCTCGTGATCAGAACTATACCGATTAAGCCTGAGAAAAACGATGGCGACGATCAGGCAAGGCATCTACGACCTCCTGTCAAGCGTTGAGCTTGACACCAAGGAGGAAGGCCGGTGCCATATCGACCCTTGGCCCTCGCAACGGATCGTGATCGATGCCGTTGCGAAGGGCTTGCAGGAGGGCGTCCACGAGTTTGTCATCCTGAAATGCCGTCAAGTGGCCATCACGACGGTCTCGTCCGTCATCGAACTGTTCTGGGCGCTCGCAAACGAGGGAGTGCAAGGTGCCATTATCGCGGATCGAACGGATAATCTCGAACGTCTTCGACGAATATTTGCTAGTCTGTTGGAGACTTTACCAGATGAATGGCGAGGTCCGGAGCACAAGCTCATACAAAACAATCGCAGCGGAATGGCTTTTGCGAACCGTTCTGTCATTGATCTTATGGCAGCGGCGTCAAATCCGGACCTGGGAGCGTCACGGGCGTTGAACATGATGCACGCCACGGAGTGTGCGCAGTGGAAATCCCTGGCCGGCGTCGAAAGTCTCAAAGCCTCGTTGGCGCGACAGAATCCGCATCGGCTGTACATTTGGGAGAGCATCGCGAACGGGTTCAATTGGTTCTACAACCATTGCCAGCAGGCCAAAGCCGACCGGCATATGAAGTTTATCTTCATCGGCTTCTGGGCGAACCCGACGTACTCCATTCCGAAGAGCGATCCCGATTACAAAGTTTATTGGGACGGTCATCTGACCGCGGACGAGATCGAACGGGCGCGCTTCGTCAAGCAGCAATACAACGTCGTCGTCAAGCCCGAGCAAATCGCGTGGTGGCGACGCGAGAGCGAGTTTCGTGCCGACGAATACATGATGCGCCACTATCCGTGGCACGAGCGCGAATGCTTCATCGCGTCGGGATCTGGTTTCTTCCCCGCCGCGCGCACGCTGGAGATCGGCGAAAAGCTGGCGGAGGGCGCTCCGTTCAAGGGCTACAAGTACACTTTCGAGGAGAGCTTCCTTGGCTCGCACATTGAGCAGACCACCGACCGCGACGAGGCCATGCTCCGCGTCTACGAGCCGCCCGAGCCGGATGGCGTCTACACCATCGGCGTTGATCCGTCAGGCGGTGGTGGCGGCGACGCCAATGACCACGCCATTCAGGTTCTACGCAATTATGCTGACCGTGTTGTGCAGGTCGCTGAGTTTCGGACGAACCGGCCGCTCACCTATCAGCTTGCATGGGTGCTCGCTCACATGGCGGGTGCCTACAGGGACCATCTTGCCAACCTCGAAGTGACTGGCGTCGGTGCCGCCGTTATCCCCGAAGTGCGCAATCTTCGGCAACTCGCCGAGCGAGGCATCCTGCAAGGCGAACCAGGGACAAGCGGCATTCTCGACATGATCGGCGCGGTGAGATGGTTCCTGTACAAGCGGCCCGACACGCTGGGCGGCGCCGGCAACGTCATCGCCTGGAAAGCCAATCAGGACAACAAGCACCAAGTCTATTCCGAGCTCCGCGACAGCCTCATGCTGCGGCGCATCGAGATCCGCTCGCCGCGGCTGGTGCAGCAGCTGCAAGCCGTGATCGAGGATGCCGGCTGGATCGGCGCCGGCCCCGACACCGGCGTCAACGACGATCTGGTCAGCGCGCTGGTGTTGGCGCATCATGCCTGGATCGAATGGCGGCGCCCCGGCCTGATCGCCCGCAATCTGACGTGGGACAGCGTCAAGGGCGAACGACCGCCGCAGGACCCGGGCACGATGTTGAGTTTCGCATTTTCGCAGAAGATGGCGGAGATCAACCGAAAGAGCAGAGCAAGGCACGAGAAATTCTGATGAACGCAGGCCGCATCGCGTTTCGTATTGAGGGGGATCGATGGGTGGCCTACTGGGCACTTCCCGACACCATGGAAGGCGCGCTTTGGTTGGCGTCGATCAAGACGGCACTGGTAAAGGACGAAATATCCAAGCGCGCGTTCATGGAGTTGATCAAGGCAGGCTTGGCCGAACTACTGCCCGGGACCGTCGAGAATTGGAATGAACAACGCGCACCAGAGCACGAGCGTTCGGGGTCTGCATAATGCCCATCGTCCGCACATACGCGTGTGAAGATTGCTTCCACATGATGGACGTGACCCTGTCAATGGATCAGGTTGACGACCCGCCGCCGCCGTGTCCGGCGTGCGCGCAGCGCGCGATGAAACAAGAGTTTCGACCCGTCGCACTCGGAGGATCGGTCACGACCCGCGCGCACGCGATCGCCGAGGACATCGCGGCCAACGATTATCACGTCAGCGACATGCAAGTCGGCCGCAAGATGGGCGACGTGACCAAGACGCGCTACAAGGACACCTCGTCAACCGTGCCGGCCTCGACGTGGAGCGCCGCGCAGGACGTGCTGCAAGGCGCCATTTCCGCCGGCCGGCAGAGCCGGCTCAAATACGGATCGGGCTTAGACGTGCTACAAGCGAACATCAAGAGCGGGGCGCAACCCGACCTGATCGAAGCCAGCAAACGACGAATGATCAAACTGTGGTGAGAGAGATTGTGGCTGGAGCAGTATGCTGCGTATCCCGGAGGGGAAGCAGGACCTCGAAGAGTGGACCAAAGAGGTCATAGACGAGTGCATGGGCAGCAGCACTGAGCGCGGGCTGATCTACACCCGCGCCAATCAGTACTACTACCAGGGCACATTCGGCACCAACGCGGCAATCTACAACAAGATCAAACCATTCGTTGACCGCCTCGCCGGCTTTCTGATGCAGCCGACCGACGTACGGTTCAACATCATCTTCGACAGCACCGAGCCCGAGGACGTGCTGGAACGGGCGCAGGTGACAAGTGAAAAACTTACAGCGGACTACCGCCAGACCGACAGCGATATCACCTTCGCCGAGGCGGCGGTGTGGTCGCTGGTCAACGGCTGCTATCTGCTCAAGCACATGCCGCACGATCAGGGCTTCAAGCTAGCGCCCGTGCATCCGCAGAACTTCGGCGTCTTGAGCGAGAGCACGCTCGACCTCGATGAGCAGGAGGCGTTTTGCCACGTCAGCTATCCGACTATCTCCCGGCTGCGCTCGATGCTGGAGGAGATCGACCATCCACAACGCAAGGCAATCTTCGAGCGCATCCTCGACGCGCAGCCGACCAAGCGCGACGAGGAAGAGCCGAGCTACTTCCATCAGATGGTCGTCGGCGGCTTGCAGCCGTTGGGCGACGTAGGCGACCAGCCCTCGGCGGCGGGCATCGTCAACGTATTCCCGGTACCGACACCGTGGCGACCGCAGCGAGCGTTGCAGCCGACGGTGAAATTCTGCGAATTGTGGGTCAAGGACAGCAAGCGGCAGGGCGACTACACGACAATGCAAGCGGTTTATGGTCCCGAGATGATTATTATCGAGGGCGAGAACCAGCGCCGCAACATCTCGCGCGTGCCCGGCAACCAGCCGTTCGTAAAGGTGCAGGCGCAGGCCACCCCGGGCTACTTCTGGGGCCGCTCCATCGTCGCCGACGTGCAGATGTTGCAGGACGTGCTGACGAAGCGGCTGCGCGACATCAAAGTCATGTGGGATAGGAACGTCAATGCGCCCCAAGTTTTTAGCGGGTTCACCAGTATCACCGAGGATCAGTACTTCAAGATCATCAACGAAGGCGGTTTCCTCAACGATCCGAACCCGAATGCCAAAGCGTCGAAACTGGTCGAGCCGCCGCCTGAGAATTATCTTGAAGAACTGGAGTTCCTATTCAAACTCTTTGACGAAGCATCCGGGTTTTCGCCGATCATGGGTGGCCAAGGCGAGCCGGGTGTACGGGCTGGCGTTCATGCGCAAACCTTGGTCCGAACTTCCTCCCCGCGGTTGATCGACCAAGCTGCGCGCATCGAACGCCAGCTTGCTACATCGGGCTATCTCTGCTTGCGCATCATGCAGGCCATGGACCCGTCAATCTACACGACCGACCAGGGCACCGAGTTCACACTGATCGACCTCCCGGACGGGTTCCAAGTGCAGGTCGATAGCCATTCCGCCTCGCCCGCGTTCGCCGAGGACAACCGACAAGTCGCCATTGCGCTTGCCCGAGCGGGCGCGATCGACAGCGAGGATCTGATCCACATGTTGCATCCGCCGGGCGCCGAATTGCTACTCGCCAGACTGCGGCAGCGGCAGAAAGATCAGGCCAAAGCGGCGCAGCAAGAAAAGTCGGAGGAACTGATCCGCGACGTGATCGGGATCGGTCAACGCAAGCAAGCCGGCGGGAAGGCTGGACGGAAGCGCGGCTGAGGGTGTAGGTTCCCCCGGCCTCTCCTCGAAGTGAGGCGACCGCCCCGTTGGACTAGCAGCCCCCTGCCCCCTGGCGGGGCGGCCCCAAGGGTGAAGCTCATGTCCATGACGGACACCGATCCTTCAACATCACCACCCCCCGACACAGGCGGAGGCGGACCGCCCGGCGCAGGTGGTGGTGGCCCTCCCGGTGGACCTCCTGGCGGCGGTGGCCCCGTTCTCGCCGGCCTGCTGCGCCAACGCATGGCCCCGCCAGTCTCGGCACCCGGTCCCGGCAACATGGCGCAGGGCCTGATGCAGATGAAAACCGCGGTGGACATGCTGCAATCGTCACTTCCCAATCTCGCGACCGGCAGTCAGCAGCACAAAGATTGTTTGAACGCCATCAGCCGACTTGCGCGGCACCTGCCGCAGGGCGCTCCGACAGCCGGCGCACAGCAGACCCAAATCAGCGACTTACTGCGCTCGACCATACGCAACGCGCTGATGCAAAAACTCATGTCGCAGCGCGGCGGACAGGGCGGCCCACCCGGCGGCACACCGGACGGTGGAGGCGGCGCTCAACCGCCCGGCGATCAAGCCCCGCCGCCCGCGACACCGTTGCCCGGAGCATGATGGAGATTGAGCCATGGCACAAAATCGCAGTTACGACCCGCCGCTTACTTCGCCGTCTGAGACGCCTCCACGGACGATCCTTCAAGTGGATACTCAGAGCGAAATCTCCGAGTGGGGTGCCATTCCTAAGGTGGTACCGAAACCTGAGGGTGGCGTGCCCCTGCAAGCATCGATAGTCGGCAAGAACAATAATAGCTAGGTGTAAAGCCCATGCCTAGACAGCTGACAGACGAAGAGTTCAACTTTCTGCAAGCCCGCCGCCAAGTCGCCGACTTCGTTGAAAGCATCTATAACGACCCGCAGCTTAATCGCGAAGCCAAGGCGCTGATCAAGAAGAAATACCCGAACCTGCAAATCCCCGACTACGACATCGAGAGCAAGCTTGAGAGCCGCCTCAACCAAGAAAAGCAGGAGCGGGAGGCGGAGCGCGAACGGCAGCGGCGCGCGGACGAGGATGCGAAGTTCGCGAAGATGCGCAAGGCCACGCAAGACAAGCACGGCTTCACCGACGATGCGATGGCGCGGCTTGAGCAGCTGATGATCGATCGCAACATCGGCGACTACGAAGCCGGCGCGATGCTGATGGCGAGCAAAGAGCCGAAGCCAATGGATGCCGGCGGCCACGATGGCTTCTGGCACGTCGAAAAACAGAAGGGGTTTGAGGACATCGCCAAGGACCCGGAGGCGTGGGGGCGCAACGAAATCATGCGCGCGATCCGTACCGATCAGGAGCGCGAACGCAACGGGTAAAGCAGGAGGCTTAACACATGCCCATCCTTGGCGCAGGCATCATCCCGAGTGGTCCCATAGGGACCGAATTGGCGGCGACAGTCCGCAGGGTGTTCTCACAAATGGTGGTCATTCTGCTCTATCGGCAGAACCCGCTGTTGGCGCTCTTGCTGCGGAATGCCATCCGCGCCTCGGGCGGCGTCTCGCCCTACACCCAGCCGGTGCAGACCGGGCAATATGTCACGAGTTCCTGGATCGGCCCGGCTGGGCAATTCAATCTGCCGTCGGACGTGGCAGCGACCGTCAACGCCGAGTTCAATATGTGCGCGCTGGCTACTCCGGTCACGAGCATGGGCCTTGAGCAGCTGGTCACGCAGGACGCAATCGCTGTCGCTTCGCGTCTGATGCTTAAACTCAATGACATGAAGAACTCGGCGTTGAACTCTCTGGCAACCGCGCTGTTTGGGCCACCGACCGCGAACGTGTTGCAGATGTTCTCGCTCAACGACGCCTATGGTGCGACCGGCGTCTACGGCGGCCTCGACCGCGGTACCTATCCGGCGTGGGCCGGGCTCAACGTCGCGGCGGCCGGCGCCATCCTCACCCGGGCGACCTTCATCCCGGCGCTGCTCAAGGCAGTCAAGCATTCCGGCGGCGAAGCACTCGACTTCGTGGTCATGAGCGTGGAGGATTGGACTACGTTGCTCACCGACTTCATGAGCGTGGAGCGTTACAACAATGATCCGTCGAGCCGATGGGGCAAGGACGACCCGGTCAATTCAGGTTTTAGAGGTTTGCTGCTGGGCGACACGCCGATTTTCTTCGACCTCAACTGTCCGGTGGGCACCGCCTTCGGGTTTAACTCGAAGTACATCACCATGGTTATCCACGAAGATGCCAACTTTGCTTGGACTGGTTGGTATTCCACCATCCCGCAAGGGCAGATCGCATCCGTCGGACTGACGCTCACCGCGCTCAACCTCGTCTGCTCGAAGCCCTCGACCGGCATCATCTTGAACGGCATCACCGGCGGGGCCGCGGGCTTCCCGGCCGCGCCTCCTCCATAGGTGACCCATGTGGACCGCGCCGCCTGTCAAGCCGATCGCTTTACCACCGCCGCCGTGTCCGAGCTATGTCATCCCGGGGTCGCAGAACCTTGACCCGCCCTATTCGTGGAAGAGTTGCGGCCCCTCGTTCTGGACTAGCAACTTCCCGTGGCCGCGCATGCCATGGCCGTGGGAAAGCGAGACACGCGCCCCGGGGACCGGACTGATCGCGACACCATGTCCGCCATTCCCGGGGACGTGTCCGCTGCCGGCTCCGCCGCCCGCAGTAACCATGAGCCAGACGCGGCAGCTTCAATACCGGAGGCGCTGAATGGCTGCGCCGAACGTCAACAGCATCACGCCAAACACGGGGTTGCGGAACACGGCAACGGCCGTGACCATCGGCGGCGTCGGCTTCACCGGCGCGACCGCGGTGACGTTTGGCGGCGTTGCCGCGACCAGCGTCGTCGTGGTGAGCGACACCCAAATCACCTGCAACACGCCGCTGATCCTCTATCAGGCCACCGTGAACGTGACAGTCACGACCCCGGGCGGCAGTAACACGATGTTCAACGGGTTCACCTTCAAAAACTCGGTAACGCCCCCGGGTTCGGGGATCGTGTTTCCCGCCTTCTCGCCGATCGTACCACCCCCCACGTTCGGGCTGCCTCCGCCGCCAGCTTTTCCGCCGCCAGCTGCGGTTCCGCGCGGACCTCTAGTCGGACCCGCTGTCGCGTTTGCAGGCATACCGCCCTCCATCGCTGGGACATCGGGCGCCGGTGGCGGCAGCCATCCAATCGTGTTCCCCGGCTTCTCGACCACGTTCCCCAACCCGCCCGTAAGCTCGCAGACAACGCCGCCGCCGCCGAATATGATCACGACGACGCCGCCCATCGTCTTGGACGGTTGGGGTCCGCACGCTCCCGGAGGGACGCTGTTGAGCGAGGAAGGCAGCAACGATGCTGGATCGCTACATAACGGAGACACAGAACTTCCTGAACGACGCGCAGGGGCAGTTTTTCAGCCTCCCGACGCTGACGAACTATATCAACCGGAGCCGCCGAAGGGTGGCGGCGTCAAGCGGGTGCCTCCGCGTTCTTCCTCGCGGCACCGTCACTAAGCCGGGGCAGGAGGTCTATCCGTTCTCCGATTGGAATGCGCTCGCGCAGCAGCAAATGACCGGCGTGCAGTCGATCCTTAACTGCCACTCGATTTCAGTCGCGATCGGCAAGGGCGGTTGGAAGCCGATGTGGCGCCGCTGCGTGTTTACCGACTTCCAAGCGCGCTTCCGGATCTACAACGGCACGTTCTACGGCGCGATCTCGGAACCCGGCTGGTACGCGCAGTACAATCAGGGTCCGATCGGCAGCCTATACCTCGCGCCGATCCCGTCGATGGAAATGCCGATGGACGTGGATCTCACCTGCATCCCGTTCCCGCTGCTCACCGACGACGATCCCGAGCCGATCCCCTATCCGTGGACCGACGCGGTCGCCTACTGGGCGTCCGTGCTGTGCCTGATGCAGCAGCAGCGCGCACAGGACGCGCAAGCGATGGCGCAACTGTTCAACACCGAATTGCCGATGTGTGCCGCCGTGGTGTGCCCGCAATTCATCGCAAACGCTTACGGCGCTACTTTGCGGAGTGCGTGATATGCCAGACCCCGGACAAGCGCCCCTCTCTGCCTTCGATATATCGACCAACAGTTGGGGCGCGGTCGGCCCCGGCGGCACCGTCGTCCCATACGGCCTGCCCAACGTTGGCGGCGCGCTCGCCAACATGAGCTACTCGCCGGCCGGCACCGTGATGGATTACGGCGGCGGCCTCTCGCCATCTCTCGGCGCTCTCGCCAGCGCAGGCGGCAATCCCGCGGTCTCGCCGCAAGGCGGATACTTGGGATGGCGCGGCCCCAACAGCAGCACGATCCCCTTTAGCAGCATGAATTACTTGAAGGGCGGCGGCTATCCGGGCGGCACCGACGGCGGCGGCGGCGGCGGCTTCGGCGGCTTCGGCCCGAGCGGCGGTTTCGGCGGCTTCGGCCCGAGCGGCGGTTTCGGCCCCGGTGGTGTCACTGGCCCCGGTGGTGTCACTGGAGACACCGGCTTCGGC